GGATGCGGTCTTCGGGGCCACCGAGGAGCTGCCTGCAACAGCAGCCTGGTTGCCACAGAGGATCGTCTCCATGTCGCGCTTCAAAGCGCTTCCCACTTTGCTCAGCTGGTAGGCAACCTCAGATTTTCGCCCGGCTTTCGTCAGCTTGTTCGCACGACGAGAAACCACGATCTCTTTCTTGGAGATCTGATGATAGTTCTGCAGCCGCACCGGAGAGGTGAGAGCGTCGCCGGAGAATTCGTTGCCGTCTAAATGCGCATTCCCTGAGTCCACAATGGAGTATGAATCTTTCAACCACTCCTTCAAGTCGCTGGTCGAGGTGCCTTTTTTGCACAGCGACTGGAAGGGCGTGTCATCAGGATCGATGTTGTAAATCGTGTCAGCGAGCTGCTCGCGGACATTGTCTCCATCGGTCGCTAGGTCGTAGCGATCAAGAGTCTCTGCAAACTGTGCCATTTTTCATTCTCCTGGCTAACGCAACAGCCCTTCGAATCCGGGCATGTTGGCGATCGCAGCAGCGGCGTCTTCGCGGGTTCTCGACTTGTTGAACCGAGTTCTCGCTTTCTCAAACGCCGAATTCTTCACAGCGATTTTTTTCGCAGGTTTCTGGATTTTCGGCACAGACTTCACACGCTTTTTCGCTGGGTCAGCGTCGCGCTTGGCCTGGTCGTACAGGCGCGCTTTTTCTGCCAGAACAAAAAAACGGTGATCAAGAATCGAGGCGATGTCTTCGGCAGCGAATTGCTGCGTCAGGTAATCGCCAAGTTGCCGAGCGCGGTCATCGTTCCAAGGGGCTTGGAACTGAGTTGACATCGCATCCGCTAGGCTTTCGCGTTCGCGCTGTTCAAGCGTTTGACGAGAAGCCTGCTGCTCCTGCTTAAGTTCATGCTGGTTGTGCACATACCACTGGTATGCGCTCTGCTGCATTTGTTGAAACTGATTGGAGCGGTCCTGCCACTTGGCAGATTCAACCGCCCACCGCTGCGGGTCGCTGTCTCGAAGTCGGTCAATCTCACTCTTCTCGCCGAGAAGCATCTGCTCCATCTGCCGCATCGTCGCACCGACCACTTGGGCCTGCGCTTCAAGCTGCTGCCGAGCTGTGTTGACTTGAGACTCGTGCGTCTTGCGGGCTTCCGCCAACGCCATTGTCTTTTTTCGGTAATCAGCGTCCCTTGAATAGCCGTTTCTCAGTTCCGCCAGGGTGACCGAATGGTCTCGACCGTCGACGCGCACAGTGGTCGAGAGGTTCGCCTCAAGGTCGTCAATGTCGACCCCGAGCGCCTCTGCCACCTGCGCGACGGTTTCCAGTTCGGTTTCCGCTTCATCGTCTGAAACGTCATCATCATTGGCGTCCGCCACCTCTTCAGCGTCGGCGTCCACCACATCCTCTTCTGCTGACGCTTCAACCTCTTCGGTGTCGTCGTCAGATTCTTCAACTTGCACCTGTGGCGCTCCGGGCACCTCTTCTGTGCCCCAGCCCATCAGTTTGTCCAAAAGTCCGTTACTTTCTATTTCCGTAGCGGCCTCTAGGACGCTTACGGCTCCGTCTGGGTTGGCCATAAAAATCTCCATCAATGGGAAGGTTTCGCCTCACGGCGAGGGCTTCGCTGGTGCGGTTAGCCCGGAGCGCGCCTGATGTAGGCGCGCAATCGCGACTCGAAATCATTGATCGCTTGCAGCGACAAAATGAGCCGGTCACGTTTGAGAGAGCTTCGCCCGTACCATCGCAACGGATTGGCGGATAGCTCGGTGATTACCTCGCTCCGCATCGCGTCGAGCGCGAAGCGGACAGCGTCATCATTCAAAATTGATTCAGCGTGAGCAGCGCGTGAGTTCTTGTTATCGCGCATCAGAGCGCCTGCATGCGCTGTATCGCATCGCGCAGCGCTTCTTCACTGCGGTTGCCACTAAAGTAGGCGGCCAGAACATCCATGCGGCGCTCACGTTTGCGCTCGGACTCCTGCACCATCTTGCCAACCGCATCAACCTTGCTGTTCACCTGATTCACCTGCGGCGTTGGATCTGGCCGCACCTGCGACTGCTGGCGCAGCATCTCAATGCGTTCGCGGCTTTCAATTTCAGCGCGCGCAATTTCAGCTTTCAGTTGACGATCTTTTTCGTCGCTTGTTTCCTGCAGCAAGGCCAGCTGCTTCTTTAGCTCATTCGCTTCGCGCTCAAGCCGCGCCTTCTCGATTGCAGCCACCTGGGACTGCTGCCCCTGCTGCATGCTTTCCTGTGCTTGCTGAGCAGCTTTGACTTCAAGCTCTTTAGCTTTGAGCGCCGCCTCCATCTGCATCTTCTGCGCTTCAAGCTGGCGCTTCTGACCTTCAATCTGCATCTGCGCCTCAATCGCCATCTGATTCGGATCTGGCGGCGGAGGCGGAGGCGGCGGCAGCGTGGACGGGTCAACAAAGAACATCTGGGGAGAGCGCTCACCCATCGCATCAGCCAAGCGCGTGGCCGAGTGATAAAGGTTCTGTGGCTGGACCACCCCAAATTGCGTCAGCTCTTTCTGCTGCTGCAGAAGACCCATCAGCATCATCTGGCGCTTCTCCTTCGCGTAGAAGCCTGTTCCGACTTCAACTGTCACATCGCGGCGCTCACGCCAGGCTGACGGATCAAAGCTCACCCAGTTGCCGCGCATGCGGATCACTTTTGACTTCGGCACATATTCGCGAAGAAGCCGATGACACTTGAGCAGCGCATCTTTAACGCCCGTCTCTGCGAAGACGCGGGTCATCATCTCGATGCGCTGTGACGCCTGCTCCAGCGCGCCCATGTAGGCGGTCGCTTTCGTGTCGCGCAGCGCTTCAGCGTCCAGCGTCATCTGCGGAGCGACGCCTGTGCGCGTTTTGACCTGCTGTCCGATCTCCTGCATCACGCTCAGGATCTCAGGCGCAATCGGCTGCACCTGCTCTTCACGAATGCGAGACTCATCCTCGCACTCGATGATCTCGACGCTGACATCGTTCAACTGATCTAAGGTCGTGCCGTCATCCACCTGCGCCATGCGACCGACATACTTGCGGCGGATGTTCAGTCGATAGATGTTGTCAAGCAGGTTACGAGTCAGCGTCGTCTGAACGAGCTGCATATCTTTGACGGTGTCAACCAACGACATGCCCGTATGCTTGTGGGCCATCGGGATCGCGGACATCGCGATAATGGGAAGATAGTCGCTCTCTTCGTTCTCGAAGATTTTCTCGCCAATCATCACAACACGGCGGCGCTCAGCGACGCCGTCGCCATCCATGTCGAGCGAGACGTAACACTCGTTCACCCAGTACAGATTCATTGACTCGTCGTCGCTGTCTGCGTTGTCCGGGCGCTCGTCGGTGTAAAAAAGTCGGCTGGTGCGTTCGTCCCCCCATTCAGCCGACTCGTCCTCTCCCCCGCACATCTTGAGTTCGTCGCCGTCGTAGCCGTTTTCGACCAGCCACGAATGCGTGCGCTGCACGCGGTGGCAGACAAAGTCTGCGCCCTCCAAGCTGAGTTCGTTCAGATCGTTGTCAACGATAATCTGGTCAGGCTGGCAAGGCTCAAAGTGAATCTGGTAGTCCCGGGAGATCCGGCGCAGCTCGACGTCGTACATCATCTCCATCTGGCCGGGATATTGGTTGCTGCTCAGCAGCTCCAGCTCATCTTCGGTCATCAGGAGCTGCGTAAGCTCCATCTCGGTCAGACCTTTGTACTCTTCGTGCCGATTCTCGACGCGGTGGTCGCACCAGATCTTCGCGTAGGCCGTCGGATAGATCAGCGCATCGGTGATCCAGTTCAGCAATGTCAGAAAACCGTTGTTTTCCTCAAACAGCACATGGCGAACAATGTCGGTTTCCTGGTCGGCCTGCGCTTCGTCGTCCGGCCCGACCGGAACAAACGCAACCACGCGGTCGCCACTTGCAAACGGCCGCATGATCAGCGGCTTCGCCCACTCAACAGTTTCCATCACCTCGCGCGTGATGACCTTCGAATAGCCGTCGCGCTCGTTGCCGTAAGGCGCGCCCAGATAGGCGTTGAGGTTGTCTTTGCGCGTGTGCGATATTTCGTTGTCCTGGTCGTTCAGCCCGTCATCAATTTTCCGGCGCAGAAACGCGACCAGCTCAGATTCTGTTCTGATCATACGATGTGACTCAGCTTGTTGATGAAGTCGCGCGCTCGCGACGTTCGCGGCTTGACCACGGTCTGCATGCCGCGCGAGACGTAATCAATCCCGACGGCCAAATATCGAAAGGCGTCTGCCCCGTGGCTTGTCCAGTCGTGAAGTGGACGAGCGCGGAAGTCACGCATCTTGTCGTTCCACTCGCGCCGGTATTGCCTAAGCGCCTCAATGCCGCGGTCGCACTTTTCGGCATCGAACCAACAGCGATCTAAGAGCAGCCGTGCCTGGTTGATCCCGGCGTTAATTTCAAGCTGCGGCACCTGCACCAGACGCTGCAATCCGAGCTTGCGAATGCTGTCCGCCAGCGTCTTGCCGGTTGCTAATTTGTAGCGGCTATCGAACGCGTCATGCGGCAGTAGGTGCGAGCCGTAAACGTAAGGCTTCGACTGCAGCTCGCGAACATAGTGGTCGATGCTTTTGCCGGCGGACTCGTAGTAGTCGATGACGCGGATCTCGCGGTGGACGACCTGAAACAGGAATATCGCCGTAGAGTCCGTGTGCCCTAAATCCCAAGAGCTGTGCACCGGCACACCCGGCTCATGCCGCACTCGGCCGATGCGATTCTCACGTTCAATTTTGTCGAAGGCGTCCGCGTAGTAGGCGCCAAGAATCGGGCTCTCGAACGAGCAGTAATACTCCTGATTGAAAAGCGCCTTGCCTTCGTCTTTGCCGTAGATCGCGATCATCGACTTCAGCGACTCATCCAGCGCCTCCGGCGTAAAGACGCCGGTGTCATCCACTGTCTGGAGCTCGGCGTGCCAGCTGTCCAGATCCTGCGCCAATCGATACAGGCTGTAGCCGTGATTCCGTCCGCGAGCCGTATAAATGAAAGCGGCCCAGCCGCCGTTCTCATTCAGGATCGGTTCCAAGTACGCCCAGGCGGCAGGGTTTGCCAGTGCCCACTCTGAAAACACGATTCCAGCCGGCGGCGAGCCGACGAGACTATTGAAGTTG